TACATTATCCTGTTTACCCATATTGATACATACAATGTTTCCAAGGATAATACAGTGATAACAATCATAGATGACAGCGCGGTGACGGATCTCATCCTTTTTAATCTTTGATTCTTTATCAACAAGATTATAAAATGATTCTCCCTCTCTGTGTTTGTTTGGAGACTGTTTATAGAATATCTCACGAGGTGCCAAAAACCAGACACGTTGTACCGGTATCTGGTCATGAATAGAATGAAGTGAATCACCTGAATCAAAGTAAGCACCATTTCCTACATAGTTCTTAAGAGTGTTATAATCTCCTCCGGTATAAGCTGCAAGAATGTTATTCTCTGTATCAGTAAGTTCAAACTCAGATGCAGCCTGGCTCATAGTCATATGTTCCTCGGTCATACACCACTCTCCATTGTTTGTCCATTTATTATTACCACCACGGGAGAAGTAAGCTGTATAGGCATCAATCTGTTTAAGAATGACATCTTCCTTACGGGGATCATAATAAGTAATATATGTTGGTTTACCAGTAACTATCTTTTCCTTTAGTCCTACATTCCAGTGTTCGTTAAGATCTTCTGTCTGTATGGCCGATTTAAGGGATGCATTAGCAATGACCTGCATAATTTCCTGATCAGTATGTTCAAGATAGTAATCAATCTTATCCTGTAACTCCTGACCATTTAGTTTCTCTCTCGATAGGGCACGTATCATTTTACCATATTCCAGTTGTATCATTGGCATATTAGTCTTTAACTGTTCCAACTGTGCTGCTTGTTGTTCGTTCTGTGGTTGTGCTGCCACCTGGTCCTGCAAGTCTTTAAGTTTATCCTGTACTTGTTGAATCTGTGAATCCATCATGACAGATCGTTCTTCATACATGACCTTAACAGAATCAAGATATGCCTTTACATGGTTCTCTGCCTTGGCTTTTAAGGAACGTTCATCCATGGCAATAGCCTTGAACCGAAAGGTACGTCTGGCTTGCTTAGACTCGAGTAGATTCAGTTTGCCACGTACCAGTTCATTACCTATATTACGAAACTTAGCCGGATAGGTAAATCCTTCTACTTCGGTAAGATATTTGAATTTGTTATTATTAGATCTATTATGATATATATCCCAGCATAATGCATCTTTCTTTATCTCTTCAGTAAACTGAGATGCTGCTGACATAATAATATCGCGGGCCTTTTCTTTTACCCATAAATCATTTTTTCCTTCTTCTGATATAAACTGTTTTGGTAGTATCATAGTATTATTTTTTAGACTGTTGTTCCATATTCAATTTGATTATTATTCTCTCTATAACCTCCGAAATCATCTTCTTCCTCATCGCCTTCTGAATATACTTCTATATCTTCATCTTCGATAAGACTAACAATATTCAGTGCTGTTGAGATAGTGATATCACAGTTATATCCTTTCTGACGTTTAAACTTACCCCATGCTTCCAGGATAGCTAAATCATATGTCTCTTCAATAAGTCGATAGTCATCTCTTTTCATCTCATCACGAAGCATATTAAGTGCATGAGGAACAAAGGACTGTTCAATACCATATTTCTGATTTGCCTTACCATCTTGTACATGTTGTGCAATAACCATACTAGGACGTTCTTTAAGTAAGAACTCATATCCTTTCCGTTTGTAGTAATCAAAGATAAGTATATTCGAATATTCAATAGTATTTAATGCATCTCCATAATATACACAGAGTTTAATAGAATCTTCAAAAAACTTATAAGAACCACCATCTTCTTCTGATGGACGTTCAGTAACCCGGGCTACGAAATGTCTACGTGTATGGTTTATATCAAGTGTACCTTTAAAGATAGTACAACTACCCTGTGAGAATGAAGTATTACTCTCATCCTTATCATAACTATCGGTAGCGGCATTATATAGATTTATCCATACCTTACCATTGGCATCACAGTCTGGGCGTTGGGTAATAAAGAACTGTCCTTCCTCATCAGGAATACATTCAACACCCTTTCCCCAGTCTTTAGAGTCATACCATTCAAGACGTGCCTGGAAAGTGATCTGTTGTTCTTTCTCAATAAGTATCTGACGTTTCTTATCATTGATCTTCATAAGGGCTGTCTCACCAAAGAATCCACCACTGGTCATCATAAACATCTGTGATAGATAAAATGGACGTTGTGATACATCGATATGTCGTGCTGTAGAAGTTAATTGAGCCCACTCATCCATGATATAAGCCTTACTTTCCTCTATCATAGAGTTACCATCTTCGTCAATAATTTGAAACTCGTAGGATGGAACAAATGCTGCTACTTTACCAGTAACAGATATTGAATTTTCTTCCCATATATTCTCAAATTCCAACAGATTATAATTACCCGGATGGTATGCCATCTTCTCCACATCAGCTACCGACTCATCAAGACTTCCAGAGGTACCAATGAAAATCTGATAACCGGTCTTTACACCTTCTGCCTTTAGGGATGGAGCAACATAACGGGATGTCTCAATCAGTGTACCTTTCTTCCATTTACCTATTTCTTCATAGAGTACCATAAAAGGTGTTAAACGTGATACTGCTTGTGTGTTGTCCATGGCAGTGATCGCATAGACTTCAGAACCATATCCCTTCCATAGCATCCTCTTCTCACCTGTCTCCTCATTAATCCATTCTTCCTTATAAGATGCCTTGATATAATCAGCACGATCGGGAGAACGTCTTTTATAGAATTCTGATTCACCAAGGTTATTAAGACCACGGATAACATTTTCCATGGTATGTTCCGCATACTGTCCCATACCAGCTACTACCACACTCTGGGATCCTGCTATAAAGATAAAATTATATCCCAGGTTAGATGCAGAAAATTCCGAGAACCCTTTTTGTCTGGATTTCGGAAACATTAGATCTTTTGCATTCATGAACATCATCTCAATGCACATGGCCTTAAAATAGTCAAGAGATGTGAACTTCGGGTTACGATTACCCTTTCTATCCACACCATCGAGTTTAGCATATATAATCCAAAAGTTTAGATAGAAATAAAGTCGTCCGGGTATCCATATTGAATGACCTCTCCTTGTCGCCTTAGGAACTATATAACCCATGATACAACGTTGGTACTGTTCTATCCACCATGCATCATATTCAGGACTATCACGATCAGGAAGTGCTTCCTGTGGATTATAGATTACAGGAGAGAAACGTTTAGTATTTGTAAAGTCTCTAGTAAGACACATGGTATCATAATCCGGAACAAGTAATTTGTCTGAATCAAGAATATCGGGAAGATATGTAAGTTTAATCTCTGCCATAAAATATTTATTTCATTGCAATAATTTTTGCTGATAATCGATCCTTATTTTGTTGTTCGGTAAGATTATATTCTATCTGATCCCTAGCATTGACGACACTAGATTTGTTATACCTAAAATTAATCAATTTATCTCCTTTGTCTGTTTTTCCTAATTTACCATTTGGATATTGTAATTGGGTTTGTTTTCCAGAAATATTATCAAAATAGGATTGTGGTATCTGATCAATAGGAATATCTAATCCATTACGATTACGCATATCACGTGTAGTATTATATAATTCCTGGTTGATATCCTGTTGGGTACTTCCCGGAAGAACATTTATCTTTCCTGTATAGATAGGAAGTTCGTTATTTAGTAAACTCTCACGAGGTACTTTAATAGGATATGGAGTAGGAACAGGAATGATAGAAGGAACATTTCCATTTTCTTTATCAATGATATTCTTTATATAGTTATGTACTGGTCCAACAATCTTGTCAGATGTCTCTTTAAGAAATGAATTGGCATCACTAACATAATCCACACCCTGACCATTAAGATCGGATAATGCTTTATTCAATTGAACAGGATCCTGTAGTATTCTGTCTACTGTTGTTCTGAATTGATTCGTATACTGGTTATCCTTGATACCCCAGAATGGTTTATTGATTATTGGCATGATAGTTTATTTTAATGATTAAAGGGGAACCGAAGTCCCCCTATTTAAAATCTATGATTAACACCCTTTTCCACCACCTTTTTTGGTAGGTTTTTTTACTTTACTTTTCATGATAAGTAATTTTTATTGTGAATACTAAAACTATTTACGAATTAAAAACATAACTACTGCACCGGTCCCGGCACTGATATAATTACCAACCTTATTCCATAGAGTAGGTTTTAATTTCTGAGAGTTCTTGATAAGTAATACTATATCCGTACTGTCACTTTTATGTATGGCATCCTTACGAATTATCTGTCCATCCTTTATAGTAATAATATCTTTCTGATTTGTTACTATTACTTTCAGGTCAAGTATCGATTTACCCATGCTGTCTGTTACTGCCAGGCATTTCTGTATGATAGGTTCACAAGGAGACTCATGAGTGATAGAATTATTGTTTGCAGTATCTTTTCTATTCTTTATTATTTCCTTGTTTAAATCGTTTCTAAGCGACTTAATATCCTTATCCCTCTTATCTACCGCAACAGTCTTATCGGTGTCAACAGAGTCTTTAAAATCAATCATGCGTGTCTCATATACCTTAGCAGTAGAATCAACTTTATGATTTATCAACTGATTAGACTTTACCTTTGTAATTAATTCTTCTGATTGTTTTTGCGTACAACTCTGAAATGAATTACTGAATATGATAATCAGTGCAAGTATGCCGGCAATGACATAGATAAGATATTTTTTGATAAAGGTTAGTAGTAGTGTCATACTTGTTTCGTCCCTCCTGTTACATTTGAATCTTTAGCAAAGATACTTGCCATAGACCCTAAAAA